GAAATTTTTTAGCGAGTGGGTCAGGAGGGGGTTTACAAGTTTACTATAATAAAATCAATAAGTTTACAAAAATAGATTATGCTTATAACAATGGCAGAACTTGCAACACTGAAAAACGTGTCTAGGACTGCGGTTTCAAAGAAAATTAAAAGTGGTAAACTAGAAGGTGCAATTGTAAACCATAATGGCAGAAAACTGGTTAACAAAGAAGAAGCGTTTAGATTATGGGACTTGCAAGCACCACCAAGTAAGGATATAACCGTTAGAAAGAAGCTAAAAGAAGAAATAGACAGTAAAACAGCAGAAGAAATACCAAGTTATGGGGAAAGTAAAGCAAAAAGAGAGTATTTTTTAGCAGAATTAGCAAAAATTGACGTAGAACAGAAGAAAGAACAAGTAATAGACGTAGAAATAATAACTAAATCTGCTTTTGCTAAAGCTAGAGCTATAAGAGCTTCACTAGAAAACATTGCAGACAGGTTATCTCATCAATTGGCAGGTGAAGATAATCCTAGTGCTATACATAAGATACTTACAGAAGAGCATAGAGAGGCATTAGAAAATTTAGCATCATGAACGCATGGGAAAAAGCATTTAATGACGGTTTAAGACCAACAGAACGTCTTACTGTTAGTGAATGGTCTAATAAATATAGAAGATTAAGTGTAAAAAGTAGTAGTGAAAGCGGAAAATTTAGGACTAGCAGAACACCTTATATTGAAGAGCCTATGAATTGTCTTTCTGCACATGATGATACAGAACGAGTAGTCATGATGTTCGCTAGTCAGACAGGTAAGACGGAAAGCATGAACTGCGCACTAGGTTACTTTATTGATCATGCACCAGCACCTGCATTAATTGTAAATAGCACAATAGAGATGAGTAAAAGATTAAGTAAACAAAGACTAGATCCGATGATAGAAGAAACACCCGTTTTAAAAGCAAAAATTGCACCACCTAGAAGTAGAGACAGTAGTAATACAATGATGGCTAAAGATTTTCCTAATGGTTTTTTTATTCTTACTGGTAGTAATTCAGCTACAGGCTTAAGAAGTACGCCATGTAAATATGTATTAATGGATGAGGTAGATTCATTTGTAACAGATGTAGATGGTGAAGGTGATCCTGTAGAACTTGCTGTTAAACGTGCTACTACATTTCCTAAAAGAAAGATTTTATTAACAAGTACACCGACTATTAAAGACTTTTCAAGAATAGAAGCTGAATATTTAAAATCTGATCAAAGGGTTTATAAAATCCCATGTCCACTTTGTAATTTTTATCAAAAGTGAGAATGGAAGCAATTAAAGTTTGATAAAGAAAATTTAAAAGATACTAAATACGAGTGTATTTCTTGTAAGGAGTTGTTTGATGAAAGACATAAAACTAAGATGCTTAGGAAAGGTAAATGGGAACCACAAGCAGAAGGTGATGGAATAACAAAAGGGTATAGGCTTAACGGAATGTATTCACCCTTGGGATGGCTTTCATGGGAGCAAATGGCAAGAGAATTTTTAGCAGCTAAGAAAGATGCACCATTATTAAAAACATTTGTTAACACTAGATTAAGTGAAACATGGTCAGATGATTTTGAAAGTGCATTAACTGCTGAAGGTTTATTAAAAAGGTGTGAAGAATATACAGAGGGGTCATGTCCTGATGGTGTTTTGTTTATTACTCAAGGTGTTGACTGTCAGAAAGATAGATTAGAAGTTAGTACATGGGGATGGGGTGCGAATGAGGAATCATGGCTTATTGAACATTTTGTAATAAATGGTGATCCTCATCAGTCGCAGGTATGGAAAGATTTAGACTATTTCATTAACAGAGATTATGAACATGCAAACGGTAAAACAATTAAACCTGTTATTACTGCTATAGATAGTGGTGGTATTCATACAAGTGAAGTATATCAATACGCAAGAGAGAGACAGGCATTAGGTGTAATAGCAATCAAAGGACAATCTATAAGAAACAAACCACCGATAGGAAAACCTACAAGAGTAGATATTAATATAAAAGGTAAAAGTTTGAAAAAAGGATCATTACTTTATCCTGTAGGAGTAGATACTGTTAAGAATACTTTAATAGGTAGATTAAAAAGTAATGCAGAAGATAGTGATGCATATATACATTTTCATGCAACAACAGGAGAAGAATATTTTAAACAGATTACAAGTGAACGCCAGCAACTAAAAACAAATAGGGCAGGGTTTCAGGTAACAATGTGGGTTAAGAAACCAAATCAAAGAAATGAAGCTTTAGATTGTTGGGTTTACAGTTATGCAGCTATGGTTTTATATATAAGTAAATATCCAAGAAATAAGGTATGGAAATTATTAGAAAATAAATTAAATGAACTTAATAATGAAGTGAAGCATAAAAGAGCTACAATAAAAAGAACACCTACTAATGACTTTGTTAACAACTGGTAAACATTATGTGGAAATCTGACTTACCTAGTGAAATTGTGGCAGGTACTACTATTGAATGGGTAGATGAAGCAACGACTGCTGGCATAAATGAAACTATAAGTAGTCCTGATTGGACATTAGAATATTTTTTAAGAACTAATACAGCTAGTGAAGGTCATATAGCTACAGGTACACAATATTCAAACAGTACAGGTTGGCAATTTACGATTAGTGCAACAGATAGTGCAGGGTTTGATGCTGGTAACTGGTTTTGGTCCGCAAGAGCATTTAAAAGCGGAAAGGTATTTGAAATTGGTAGTGGTCAGTTAGTAGTAAAACAATCACTACAATATACTGGTACACCTGCTGCTATAGATAACAGAACACAAAATGAAATAGATTTAGATGCTGTTACCGCTGCAATTAGAGCTATAATATCTGATAAGGCCGCAGAATATTCTATAGGTAATAGAAGATTTAAACGTATAGATTTACCAGTACTTAGAGAAAGAGAAGCAGAATTAAAAGCTAGAGTATTAAGCGAAAAGAGGTATAGTTTAAAGAGTCAGGGTTTAGGAGACCCTAAAACACTTTATGTACGCTTTTAAGGAGGTTAAATGGGCTTAAGAAACGCTTGGAAGGGCTTATTTACATCTAATACCGACTTAAATAGCCGTAGAAATAGGTTAAAAAGGATGTATTCAGGTGCTAGATACGACAGAACTAACCTATCTTGGGTTACACCTTTATCATCACCTGATCAAAGTTATAAAAATTCTATAGATACATTACGCAAAAGAGTACATGATTTAGTTAGAAATAATAACTACGCTGCACAGGCCATTAGATATGCTACTAATCAAATTGTAGGTCAAGGTGTAACAATGCAGGCACAAATAAAAAGTCAGCGTGGCGGTACACCTAATACAAGACTAAATGAAAGTATTGAGGGTGAGTGGAGTAAATGGGGCAGAAAAGATAGTTGTGATATTCGTGGTGTTCTTTGTTTTTCTGAACTAGAAAGACTTGCTGTAAGGTCAATGATAGAAAGCGGTGAATGTTTTATTATTATTCATAGAAAAGCATACGGCAGAAGCAAAATACCTTTCTCCTTAGAAGTATTAGAAGCTGAACAGTTAGATGATGATTATAAAGGTGCAAAAAAGAATAATAAGAATGTTTGGAGGTTAGGTATTGAACTTAGTCCAGAAGGTAGGGCTGTAAGTTATGCATTTTTAAAGAAACACCCTGGCGATACAAACTTTGCAACAGTACCTGAAGAAAGAAGACATATTATTGTACCTGCTAAAGATGTCATACATTTGTTTATGCCACTAAGACCAGGGCAACACAGGGGAGTACCATTCTTAGCTAGTGCTATAAATCATCTACATCAACTCGATGGCTATATTGAAGCTACTGTTGTTGGTCAACGTGCATCAAGTGCATTAATGGGATTTATTACAAGTCCAGAGGGTGAACTAGATTCGGGTGGTGAGGTATTTGACTACGAACGTGTAAGTGGCTTTGAACCTGGTGCTTTTAAATATTTAGCACCTGGGGAATCTATATCTGTACCTGATTTAGATAAAGCTAACGGTGAATTCGAACCATTTGTAAGGGCAATGCTAAGAAGTATGGCTAGTGGTTTAGGTTGTAGTTTTGAAGCTATAAGTTCT